GCATAAGGTTGTACCTGTGGAGTAGGTAATGCTTGTACTGCATTTGGACTTCTCATTCTAACGATACCACCTGGTCTGCTAGTCAATAAGTCATCTAATTCTACTTGCCCTGCTAATACTGCGTATCTCGCATTGTTAGTTAAATACATATTATCTAACAAGTTTCTAACAATTGTAGATTTAATGAGTTGTATATCTTTAACTGTGTCTGCTACAGACATTCCGTAAAACTTATGAGGAATAGGTAAAGGGCAAATAGAAGAAAAAGGAATATAATCTATTTCTACATTTTCTAATATTACATTACCACCTTTAGTAATTTTTCTTAATTCTGCTATTCCATCTCCGTCATAGTCAATTCTGACATAACATTCTTCTAACCAAACTTGTTTTGATGCTCCAACTCCTTCATCAGGTGGAATTGAATCATCATCATAACTAAATCTTGCGAGTCTTTCTTGATTCCACTCTGCTTGTGATTGTGAATATGTAGGTAAATCTTCTACTATTTTTCTGTTATAACCTTCTAAGATTAAATCACTAACTGTTTTTTTAACTCTATGACAAATAAATTGTGCTGATTCTATATCTACTGCCCTTCTCGATATTAAAAATTCTTCAGGTGGTACTGATAAAATTCTTACTTGCCCACTTTTTTTAGTTCTTTTTACTTTTGCTGAGTGCATCATAATATCAGGAGAAATCATCATGCCGTTTTCATCAGCTTGTCCTTCTTGCACTATCGTTTCTGTATGTTCTAATACTTCTAATTCATCATTTGCTAATATAGATTGATATTCTATATCTGTAAGATTGTTATAGTTTTCTGTGTTAACTTCTGTTTTTTCTTCCCAATAGTGTTTGATTATGCCTGTTTTGCTAATAAGTGCGTCTTTAAAAGAATCATAAAGAACTTTAAAACCATTATTTTGCTTGTTAAACACATAATTAACATATTCTGTAGCTTGTTTAGCCATCTCTACATCTTCAGGTCCTTGTGGCTCGAACTCAGCTACATGATTGTGAGTAGTAAATATCCTCATTAAAGAAGGCATTATGTACTCAATCGTATCTCTAACATCTGTAGTAACAATTTCTGACCTGCCGTCAATCTCATTACCAAACTTTTCGCCAAGATAATATTTCATAGCATCTTCTCTCTGACTAGAGAGTTCGCTATTCATGTGTCCTGTAGCTTGTTCTATTTCCTGTGATAATTGTGACGCTAGTTCGTCATTGCTAATTTTCTTTTTTGCCATTACGATTTTCTATGTTTAGCTAACCAATCTCTAAAATTAGGTCTTTTATATGTTTGCCCTGTAGATTCTGCATATCTTTTTGGATTTAGTGCCTTAGAAGCAGGTTTTGCTTCGACTGATGTTTTTAAATCTTTATTCCATCTCATACTTCTTTTTATAGATTTTTTGTTATCTGTTTTTACAGGATATGCCCAACCTGGACCTCTTTTTGCACCACCATAAGGTCTAGTGGGTGCATCAGGTAAACCTAATGTATCTTGAAAAAATTTTGTAATTGCAAATTTTGCCATTGTTATCTCCTAAACTATTGCTACATCAGGACCTAATCTGCCTTTATTATGCCACTTTGATGTTTCTGTTGTACTGTGTCTTAGACTCATAACTGCATATCGTGTTGCAGACATGATATCGTCTTTAATTTTAACTACTTTTCCGTCTTTTCTATGATATAACCTATATTCTTGAAACCAATCGTATAGAGTGTTAAAAACCTTAAATTTACCTTGTTCCATGCGTGTT